CAGTGCAGACTTACAAGTATCTGGTGCAGTCACAAGAGGAACTCACTAAGTAACAATTAAATAGATAAGAAGGGAGATACATGAAACGATTATCTGCTGATGATATTAAAAACCTACCTTCAGTTCCAGAAGAAGATATTGAACTCGAAGAATGGGGATTCTCTATCAAGATTCGTGGGATAAACAAAGCTATGCAAGTACAGCTTGGTAAATTACTTAATCAAGATGATGCTGATGCTTTTGATTATCAAAGAGAACTGCTTAAGGTATGTGTAATAGAACCAGAATTAGATGATGAACTTATTGACCAACTTTATGAGAAGGACTCAAAAGTTATTGATAGGATATTCTTAAAAATAAATGAATTAAATGGTGTTGGGGGTTCTGCGGAAGCAGAGCAATTTTGAAACTGATTTAGACTTAACATTTAGATTTAAACTAGCTAGAGAACTTGGCATGACTGTTGGCGAGCTTATGACTACAATGAGCTCAATGGAATACAATCAATGGATTGCATTTTATAAATGGGAAACAGGAGAGATTAATAAAGCAAGAGCTTTAGCAGAAGCTGAAGCCAAAAAGAATAGACAAAGATAATGGCAATAGCAGACATAGCAATTCAGATAGTAACTAAGGGTGCAGACTTAGCTAAGAATCAATTAAATAAACTTGGTGGCTCTGCTGACAAGTCTGGCAAGTTAATGGGCAAACTTGCAACTGCTGGTAAAGTAGCTGGCATTGCAATAGGTGTAGCTTTAGTTAAAGGAATGACTAAGGCAACTCAAGAATTTATAGCATTCAACGACAAGATGACTCAGTCTCTTGCAATTATGGATACAACCATTGAGCAACAAAAAGCAATGGAAGAGCAAGCACTTGCTGTATCAAGAACCACAAGAATCGGTGCAGAACAATCCGCAGAAGCATTCTTCTTCTTAGCATCTGCTGGTTTGAATGCAGAGCAGTCTATATCAGCTCTACCACAAGTAGCTAAGTTTGCTCAAGCTGGTATGTTTGATATGGCTACTGCTACTGACTTAGCAACTGATGCTCAGTCTGCATTAGGTATGACTGTTGATGATGCTCAACAAAACTTAGACAACTTAACAAGAGTTACTGATGTACTTGTAAAAGCAAACACATTAGCTAACGCATCTGTACAACAATTCTCTGAAGCACTTACAAACAAAGCTGGTTCTGCTTTGAAAGTTGCTAATAAAGGTATTGAAGAAGGTGTTGCAGTTTTATCAGCTTTTGCAGATAGAGGTGTTAAAGGAGCTGAAGCTGGAGAAAAACTTAACCAGCTCTTAAGAGATATACCAAGAGCAACAGCTAAGAATGCAGAAGAGTTCGCTAAGTTGAATCTTCAGATGTTTGATGCAGATGGAAACTTAAAGAATGTTGCAGACTTAATAGAAGAATTAGATGGAGTTCTTGCTCCAATGTCAGATGAGTTAAAAGCATCTACATTAGACCAGTTAGGACTTAATCGTGGTGTTGCAGATGCAGTCAAGATATTATCTGGAGCTGGAGATGAGATACGAGCTTACGAACAAGCACTACATGATTCTGGTGGAACTACTGCTGATGTTGCAGATAAACAGATGGGCTCTCTAAAAGCTCAGATTGAATTAATGACTAATGCTTTTTCAGAGCTTGGTATCTTAATTGGTTCTACCATTGCTCCAGCATTGTCTTCTATTGTTGGATTTGTAACAAAGATTATTCAAAGTACTTCTGACTTTATAAAAGAACAAAAAGAACAAACTGATGCAGTTGAAGAATCTACTAAAGCAATAGTTATTTCTGGTGTAGCTATAAAAGAAAATACCCATACTTACAATGCATATTCGCAGGCAATGTTTGAAGCCAGAACACAAACTGTAGATAGTAGAACAGCAACAGAAAAAGCAATAGATGCCCAAAGAGGATTAGAACGAGCTAATAGAAATGCTATTCCAAGTTATATGGCAGTAACTGACCAAGCTATTGCTTATGCTCAAGCTCAAAGAGAAAAAGCAGAAGAGACAAAGGAATCTACTGAAGCAGATACAGAACTAGCTGAAAACATGAAGAAAAATTTGCTTCCTACACTTGATGCAGTTTTGTCAGCTCAAAATAAATTAAAAGATATTCAAGAGAGAGTTAAAGATGCAGAAGAAGATAGAGATGATGCATCTAAAGAAGTTACAAAATCACAAAAGTTATTAGAAAAAGCATCTCAAAAAGTAATTCATGCTGAACAAGCACTCGCATCAGCAAAAGATGAAGCTATTAAAGTTACTCTTCAAGAAGAACTTGCTATCTTAAATGCTAAACAAGCTGTTGATAAACTTAGTGATGCACAAGATGGCTCAAGAGAGATGGAACTTAAACTTGCTCTTGCAAAACAAAAACACACTGAACTTATTGAAGCATCTACTGGAGCTACATCAGAACAGGAAACTGCACAAAGAGAATTAACAAGAGCTTTGGAAGAAGAAGAAAGAGCTTTTGAAAAGCTAACTAAAGCGGAAGATAAGTTAATAGAAGCTCAAAAAGAATTAAACGAAGTTACTGCTAAAACACCAGAGAATTTATTAGAAATAGCAATGGCTAAAAAAGAATTAGATGATGCATTGACAAATCTTAATGCTTTAGGTTCTTTTGAAGATGCTATGGGATTCCTAGTTGAATCTACTGGAATGAAACTTCAAGATTTAATAAATATGGCTAATGCTATTAAGAGTGGAGAAGATATTGCTATAACTTCTACTGGTGGTGGACTTCAACCAATAAAGACTGGTGTAGATGGAGAAGAAATACCAGCTGATGTAGTAAGCCCTACAGCACAAGCTGGCTCTGGAATGCAAGCACTTACTAGAAATAATGCAGTAGTAATTCATCAAAATATAAATGTTGAAGGCAAAGATGCTAATGCTCAAGCATTAGATATTATTGATGCATTAAATAGGGCTAAAAGGAATGGACAGAGGGTAGTCTTCTAATGCCAGCAAGTTTCGACTCTAATGTTGATATTAAAGTAGAAGTTGCATTCGATTCAGAACCTTTTGACTCAAGTCAATCATTTACAGATATAAGTTCCTATGTAAGATACTTTGATATAAGTCGTGGTAGGTCTCATGAACTGGGAGACTTTAGAGCTGGTACATTATCCTTCTCTGTATCAAATCAAGATAATAGATTTAATCCAAGCCAAACAACTCACTTTTATGACTCAACTAATAATCGGACAAAGATAACCCCATTAAAACAAGTTAAGGTATCAGCAACTTATGATTCAAGTACTCATGTTATTTTTCGTGGATTCTTAGATGTAGTACCAGTTAAGTTCTTAGCAGAAGGTGCTGACTCTATTGTTACATTTACTGCTATTGATGCATTTAGATTATTTCAAAGTCAGACATTACAATCAGTAGGTTGGAGAGTTGGAAGAACTGGATTTACCGAACTTGGTCAAACAACGAGACTTGGTTATGGAGATTCAGCAGAATTAAGTTCTGTAAGAGTTTCAAGAATATTAAATGCAATAGGATTCCCTTCAGCTCTTAGAACTATTGGTACTGGCACAAAGAATGTTCAACAACAAGCACTTACAACTAATGTTCTTGCTGGACTTAAAGCATGTGAGACAGCTGAGAATGGACAGTTCTTTATAAGTGCAGATGGTAAAGCAACCTTTAGGAATAGAGCTTATAAATTTACTAATGCTCTAGCAACAACTTCTCAAGCAACATTTAGTAACAGTGGGTCTAATTTACCATTTACAGATGTTCAAGTATCTTTTGATGACAATGAAGTTATCAATAACTATTCATGGACTAGAAGCAATGGTTCTACTCAGTTTATAGCTGATGCTGATTCTATTCAAAGATTTACTGCTCTTAACTCTAGTGAGACAACTATCAATACAAGTGATGCAGATGTCTTAAGTATTATTCAACAGAAGTTATCTGAAACTGCTATTCCAATTATTAGGATTGACTCTTTGCAAATTAATCCAAGACAAAATACAAGTATCTGGACTCAAGCTCTAGGAAGAGAGATTGGAGATAGAATTACTGTTAATATAGTTAATACAGATGGAAGTACCTTCTCAGATGAATTATTTATAGAATCAATTAGACATTCTGTAAATGCTTCATCACAAACATGGAATTGGACTTTGACACTTAGCCCAGCAAGTTCATCTTCTTGGGTTCTGGGTCAAGCACTTCTTGGAGTTGGAACTAGATTTGCATATAGTTAATGCTAAGATAAAAGAGATATTAAGGAGATTTAAATATGGCAGGAGCAGGTTGGAAAAGTTATAGTACTGGAGATTTAATAAGTGCTACCGAGTTCCAGACATTCGTTCAAGACCAAGTAATACAAGTTTATAATAATGTAAGTGCTCGAGATACAGCTTTAGGTACTTCAGATGCAGAAGGTATGTTCTGCTTCTTAAAAGATAACAGTGCTGGGTCAGATGGTTCTGGTTCTTCAGAATTACAATTTTATAATGGTTCAGCTTGGGTAGCTTTTATTGGAGATGGAGATATTACTGGAGTTACAATTACAACTAATGCAACTGGTGGATTATCTGGCGGAGCAACTGCTACTTCTGGTGCATTTAGTTCTACTCTAACATTTACACCTAATGGTTTAAGTGCTGGTGCGGTTAATGTTGCTAATGATAGTTTTGTTATAATTGATGCAGATGATAGCAACAATCCTAAAAAAGAGAGTGTAGCTGATTTCGTATCAGCAATAGCTGGAAGTAATGTTACTGCTTCAAGTGGTCAATTAAGTGTTACAGCTGGAGTATCATTAGGATTAGTATTAGCTTTAAGCTAAGGAAGGAATAAAAAATGGCAGATACTTTACATTCAGTACAGGGAGTACTTGGAACATCAGCAGGAGATATTGTTGATGCAGTTCCTTCTTCAACTACTGAAACTGTTATAGGTATATTGTTATCTAATGTAAGTGGTTCAAGTGCTGATGTAACAGTTGATTTAAGTGTTACAAAATCTGGTGGAACTTTAAGACACATTTTAAATAATGTATCTTTACCATTCGGCACAACTATTGAAATTACTACAAAGATAACATTAGAGACTGGAGATAAGTTACAGGGATTATGTTCTTCAGCATCTAGTGCAGAGTATAA